GTTTTTTAATTAATACTCATTTTATTGTTAATATCTTTACTGTCTTAAGCTATCCCCTTTCATAAATACCACCTTACATAATCTTCTTATCCTATCGTATATCCTGTCGCCATACCTTTGCTTAATAGCACTAGCATCTAAATTGGATGTTAATAATAGTAATTTCAAATCATCTTCTGCCTCAAATATAGCGTTCTCTACTGCATCTATTTTAGTGCCATAATCGTTTACTATCTCCTCAGTACCTATATCATCTATAACAATGAATGGAGTTTTATATTCAGTAACCTGATGAAGCTTCCTAGCAGTAATAGGCTTTAGTATTTTACCTTTCTTAGCGTTAAAGATTAAAGGTAATACTCCTGTAATTATTATAGACTTACCTCTACCACAGTTTCCTATCATAAACAATCCCTTACCCTCTGTATCTGATAGCCATTCTATAACACTATCATACTCAGGTAGATGCTTGTACTCTTTAATTGTTTTATCCACTAACATAAAAGCTTTAATGAATAATGCTTTGCACTCCTCTTTGCTTCCAAAAGAATATCTCTTGTAGTCCCTAACTTTAATGTGAGTTGCGTTCTTTAATGTTTCTTCTAGTGTTCTCATATTTTATGTAATTTTGAGCCGAATAAGAAAAGTAATCGGCTCATTTCTATTTAAAAATTAATTTTCGTTTTAGTTGAAGCCATATATTTAAAATTTATTATAATCTTTATTATCTAATTGTTTTCTCCCTGTCTTATCTTTAGGAGTGTTAGCCTCCCAAGTCCTCACACAGGCTCTCCAATCTTTCATTTTGTTTTTACCTACTTTCCATCCATTACTTTCGTAAAAGTTAAAAAACTTATCACTATCTACATTGCTTCCTCTGTCACTGCAATACTCTTTAACTTCTTCAATAGAAGGCTGTATAAAGCGTTTTATAATTGGCTTTGCATCAGGCTCTATATTTGTAATGTTTGTGTCTGATATATTGTAAACATCATAATCATCTATAATTTTTATAACCGACCTATGAGTAGGGGAGTTGTCATTTAAAACTCCATACTGAAACTTTATAAAACTAGGAATAAACCATTTATTGCCATTATCAAAAACTTTTATCTTGTGAGCAAAAACTCTACAAACATCATCTTTATTTATCTTTGAGTTTAACCTTACTGATGCTATTTCAAAATCAGCCTCCCATATTCCTGCGTGATTGCAGTCGTCTAATATATAAAGCCAAAACAATTTATATTTTGGTTCTAACCCCCTGAAAAATCCTTTCTTCCATTTTTCAGAATCTGTCATTCTTTTTGCCATAATTATTTATTTTTATTTTGTTTTTTATTATGATAGTCTTGTAAATAGTTATTAACTATCTGTCTATGCTCTAAACTACCACTATATGTGTCTGAAATATCTTCTGCTTCTAATTCTCTAGCAATTTGATTTTGACTTTTTTCTGCTCTTTTTTCTACTAATAAATCGCTTTCGCAATCAGGACACCATCTGCACTCGTATTCATCATCAGTAAATTCGCTTTTAGCTAAGTCAGAATTACCACAATAGTAACAAGTTTCTTCGCCATCATCATTAAGCATTATCTCAGAACTTGCCGTTCCATAATCGCCATACCAATAGTTTTTATTTGAGCCCCTGAAATCTCCCCAACTATCTCCTGCCAAATCATTTTTATAATTAGATTTTTTACGGCTAGATTCCTGTTTGTATTCGTATTTACTGCAGCCTAACTCAGCCACCAACATACTTATCATATCAAGACAATTATTAGAATCATAAAACTCTACAATCTCCTCATCAGTATGTGGATTGTAATAGCCACAACTCATATTAGCAACGCATACGCCAATGCCATTTTCTGCTAACTGCCCAACATCTGTAATGCTGCCTGATTTTTCTGAGTAGCCATAATGTTTTAGTATAGGAGATATTCTTTTGCTAAATTTTTTACTATACAAATTACCAAATATATTGTTTATAAAATCAAAAGCCCCCCTTCTGTCTGCTTGAAAGCAATAACCTACATCTTTAAACCAATCCATATCAGCAGCAGAACTACCTATGCAGCCCCATTCTTCTGAATGAAAGAAAGCGCATTTTATATTACTGTTGCTCATTAGCATTTCTAGTGCTATTCATATGCCTACTTTATCATCTCCACCTACACCAACCTGAGTGCCTGTGTCTGAATTAAATGCAAACAAACAATTATTATCATCAAAAACTTTAAAGCTTGTATGTATTTTGTGGACTGTGTCTGTATGCGAAACAATACAGGGGTAAAATTTTGCGTTTCCTTTTGTAATGTATATATTATTTTCTTTAACAACAACTTTTGCTTCAGGTACATTTTTTTTGCAAAAATTGTAGATGTAATTTATCATATCATATTCATTGCCTGTTGTAGACTGAATAGATAATACATCCATTAGTAATTTTTTTCTATCTAAGAGTTGTTTATTCATAAGTGTTTATTTTTTTAGTTATTTAGTTAGTTAGTTAGAATATGAAAGGCATTGCTACCTCTCAAATTCTGAACAAAGATACGACATTTTTTTGGAACTACCAAATTATTTGGCAATTATTTTTATATTATTTAGAAGGGCAAGTCATCTTCATCTGTACTTGCATTAGAAGTTACTGTATTAGGAGTTGTTGTTTTTGGCTCATAAGCATTTTCATAAGCGTAATGCGTAGCCCCTTTTTCAGAAACTTCTTTTCTTTGGGCTATAGTAATATTTACCCATCCTTTCTTTGAGATTTTTTGCAAATCATCTACTTTAAAACTTGCGTTAAATAAATCCCCATACTTAGTAGTAATTTTTTTAATACTACTTGCTACATAATTTTTTTCTGACATTTTTTTTGTTTTAATTATTAATTTTATTTTTGTATCTGTTTTTTTTATTTATCAAATCTAGCAATTTCTCCTCAAGAGATTCTATATTTCTTTCAATGTTTTTCATTTCGTGAGAGTAGTAACTATCATCTTCAATTAGTATTGATTCTATTTCTTCAAAATTGATCCTATAAGATTTTAATATCTTCATAAATATATCGTGCTGCTTTGAATTGTGTATAATTGTGGCGTGGGTTTTATTAAGAATCTTTCCTATCTTGTCATATTTTAATCCAAAAGTATTTCTAAGCAATCCACAATACATTCTTCTAGCATCTACAACTATATTTTTTCTACTTTTTGATTCTACTTTTTCCCAATCTAAATTATACCTTGAGCATATTTCGGATTTAATAACATTGTTTCTTTCTTTAGTTAGTTCTAATGTATATTTAAGCATTTTCATCTTTTTTAATTAACGCTTGAACTCCATTATACTCTCCCTCCCCATAAACTATAACTAAATCATCTTTTAAATCAATCTCTATAATGTCAATAATGTCTTTTACTTTAACATTTAAAAAATGTGCTAGTCTTTGCATTTGGTAATATCTAAGAAAGTATGGATGATCTAAATACTTTTCAATAGTAGAGCCTTTAATATTTAATATTCTACCAAATCTTTGTTTTGATATTCCTCTTATTCTTAATATTGCTTCAAGTTCATTTCTTGAAGTTCTTACTTTATCATAATCATTTTTCATTTTAATAATATTTTGGTTTTTTTACTATGTTTTTAATTAGTTTTTTAGGTACTAAAAAATTAACCTGTTTATCTGAATAAAACTTTTTAACTTCATTTCCTAGCAGTATTAATATTTCATCTTCAACAATTTCTCCTAAAAAGTTATTTCCATACCATACTGAATAATGAAAGGCTTTGCTGTGATTTTTATATATACTAATTGCTAAACATTCCATTTCTTCGCATTTGTTCATACTGCTTTCTTGGGTCGGTTTCAATTTCATTTTCTTTTATTTTTATAATAATTTCTTCTGCTTCTATTTTTGTTAAACGATTAAGAGAGCTCATAATATTTTCCTGTTCTCTTGATGGTATTCCTGTTTTGTGTAAGAGATTCTCAATGTGCCCTAGCTGCCACATTTCTGCTTCTTCAGCTTTTCCATCAAGAATCTCATCCATCCAATCATTCATTAGTCTACAATTTCATCTTGACCAAACATTCCTTGCTCGTAGAAACCTGAAATTTTAAGTACGACCCTTGACATAGCTCTCTTTTCTGCCATAGCGACAGGAAACTTTTTACCACCACCCATTAAGTTTATATCTGATGCCTCTCCAAAGCTCATCATATTTCTAACTTCGCTGTGTCCTTTCTTCATACTAGCAGTTGCTCTCATTACAACCCAATCTTTTTGCATAACCACAGGCTCATAAACTACAGTTATATTTTGCTTTGAAACAATTTTGTCTATACCTGTTCTAGTAATAATTACAAATCCTCTAGTATCTTTATAAACATCTTCTTTAACTAAGCCATTTTCTAAAAACAATCTTTTCATTGTTTCTTCTTTGGTTTCTTTTACTTCTACTGCTTGTTCAATTTTTTTCATTTTTAAATAATTTTGTTGGTTAATATTTTGTTTTTGTTTTTGTTCATATTGTTTATTTATTTCTTGATGATATTCTTCTTCTTCTTGATAATAATATTCTTCTTCAAAATCTATCATAGATTGAGCCATATCTGCTATATATTCTTCTTTTCATTGTCCCATAGCTAAGATTTTTTTAATGATTCTAAATACTCTTTATATATATTACATTGTAATCTGTAACTAGCAATATTAGTTGTTTTAGGAAGCCCATCTGTTTTTTTATATCTAGTCAATATTGTTATTGGCGTTGATTCTATATCATATCCTTTCTTTCTTAAAGAGTAAATAATGCTTGATAGCCTATAAGCTCCATACTCATTTATAGCTTCTTTTTGTGTTAAGTTTCTACCATTTTTTAAGTGCTGTAGAATATCACTTGTTTGTGATTTCATAGTTTTAGTTTTTTAGTTTATTATTTATTTACACTTAGACCTCCATTATCTCTACCTGCTTTATTATCTAGTTCTATACAGTTTTGTATCGCTTTACTTAGTGAATCATCTCCACTTGAAGAATTATAAAAATCTTCATTTTCCCACATATAATAAACCCATTGAATTGCTAGTTTGTGAGTATTAAAACAACATTCTCTATGTGTACCATAACTATCAGTCATTTCAGCATCATAACGACCATAAGGATATTTTAAAGGCATATCTTTTACTTCAGTTATACTATAGGTTCTACTTTTTAAGTCTTTCTTTTTTTTCATTTTGTTTTTGTTTGGTTAGTTATTTAGTTAATTGTTTGTTTAAAATTCGTGGCAAAGATACAACATTTTTTTAATATACCAAATTATTTAGCAAGTTTTTTTAAAAAAATATGTAAAAAGTTAATATATACTCTAGTAATAACTTTAACTTTAACCTTAGCTTTAGCCTTAGCTTTATCTTTATCCTTATCCTTAGAGGTATGCTATACCCTTAGCAAACGGTATAGTATAGGGTATAATATAAAGTGTAAAAAGTTAAAAGTAATGAGTTAGTCTTGCCACTTGACCACTTTCTTTTTCGTGAATAAATGCTTCACAGGCTTTTGGAGCACCACAAAACCCCTTTCTTGAGTGCCAACTATCTGCTGCTGATGGGCTTCTCATATATTCTACTGTTACTCCAATAAAATCTTTGGCATCTAGCCATTTGCGTTTTACTTTATGATGTATATGGTGTAAATACCAATATCTAAATTTAGCTTCACTCCACATTTTTGGTCTTTCTTGAGCCATTAAAAGAGGAAGGGTGTCCATTTTAGCCCCATCTCCGTGCTCTAATCCTATTAAATTATTACCATATTGATAATACTTTCTATGAGCAACACTAATGTCAAAGGTAATATCATCTGCATTTCTAAACCAAGATTTTAAAGTATGAGCTAAATGAAACCCACTCTGATAATCGTGATTACTCATTGAATGTAATACATCTACAGGAGCTTTTTTTCTAAGCATTTCTATAACCTTAACATAAATATTTAAAGCAATCTCATAATGCTCCCACCACTTACCATCAGTATCCTGATGAGTTCCTTTGGTGGTAGTATTATAAACATTATCAATATGTAGTACATCATTACCAATGCAAAATAGTATTCTATCTATATCAAATCCACTTGATTTTTCAATAAGTCCACTTACCCCTTCTAATACTCTATTAACAGCAATTTCACAATTATAACCCTCTCCTGTTTCTTTCTCATTAGAATATTTACCTATATGAATATCTGCAGGATTAATTACTAGCAAATGAGTTCCTTCTTTTCTTTTTATTGGATTGTATTTAGGAGAATATTCTGATATAAACTTATTAATATCGTTAAAAATATCCTGCTCATTTAATCCACAATCCTCTTTTGTAACTATAGAGAATCTATAATCTCCACTAGCAGATTGCCAATGCTTTACAGAAACCACATCTTTTTTATCTATACCCCTATCTAATAGATGTTGGCTTAATGCTGAATTATCATTAATATTAAGTAAGGTTTTTGCTCTGTATTGATAAATTAAATTAGCTTCTTCTGCAGAAAGCCTTAGCCTTTTTCCATTATTTTCCATACGCAAATTTATACAAAGAATATATTTATATAAAAAAAAAGTGAGAAGTTATTAACCTCTCACTCTTAACTAAAAACCATCTAACTATGAAACACTCAAAATTAGACAACAAAGGTAATCTTTTTTTTTTAAAAAACAATGTTTTTGTTTATTTTTTATTGATATCTGCTATTCCTTGACCAAGAATTAATGCCATTCCTGCGTAAAATATTTCTTGTGCAGTTTCTTCAGCAACTCCAAGATATGTAGCAATAAGTGGAATTAATATAGACCCAACAGCATACCAAAATTTCTTACTTGCAAAAACTTGTTTTATAACCCAATTTTTCATTTTTTTTTTTTAAATTAATAATAATGCCAAATTATATTTTGGCTTTTTTTTAAATCCGTGTCCAAATGTATAAAAGTTTTTCCAATTCCAATACGATTAAAGCCTACTTTTAAAGCAGCGTTTATAATTTTAAATCTTCCTGCTGTACCCACGACATTTATATCTGCTGCGTTACAAGGTATATTTGTATGTGCCGAACCTTTAACGCCTCCAATTTTTGCATTATGTTTAGGTGTTCTATAGCCTGAATTTATTTTAAATGGTATTCCTGCAAGTTCTCTAGCCTTATCTAATTTGTTTAAAAAAATTAAACACATATTATTTCCTGAACCAATTTCATCAGGGCTGTCAAATTCAGAAAGCTTAAAGTATTTTATATTCATATTTCTTAGCTTATCGTTATGCATATTACCTACCTTGTCCTCTATATTGTTTTTTATATCCACTCTGCCCTTTTGAAGCATTTTTTGAATGAACTCCTGATCTTTTTTTTGTTACTTTTTTTGTAAATACCCTTATAGATGATTTAACTTTTGCCATTATTTTTAATATCTTTCTTATCTTCCTCTTTAAGGAGTATATACTTCTCCTCCTTCTGCTCCCTCTACAGGAGTATATCCACCTTGAAATACTGCAAGATATTCTACATAAACTTCATTTGCTTCTTCTGAAGTTGTGTCTGCCTTAGCACTAATAGAAGTTATAGGTCTTAAAGCTGGCAAACCTGAAGAACCTGATTGTACATCTACCCTATTAGCCATTAAAATAGCACTTGTTCCTGCAGGTAAATATTGGTAAGTATGTACAGTACTAGATGTAGACATTCTAATAGTAACTCCAATAGCTGAATCGGTGTTTGTAATTCTAAAATAAGAAAATGCAGAGTTAACGCCCTGTCCTGCAATATCAGGAAGTGAAGTATTGTAATTAAAAATACTTGTAAATGCCGTGCTAGTAATACACATCATTCTTTGGTCGGCTTTTCCATTCCCACCTATGTTTCTGATTATAGAATTTCCGTATGTTACTCCATTTATAATTATATTCTCATTGATAGAAATGCTAAGTGTAGATGAAACTATTGTGTTTGCCATAATTTTTTATATTTTAATTTTTTTTATGTTTTATAAATTTATAAATTGTGTAGAAGATGGCTAATAAAAGAGAAATAAATGTTAAAATTTCATTGCAATCACTTATACTCATACCTATCACCCCTGCATTTGCAAGTAAAACTTCTGCCGTATCTCTCATATTAGATTTCATTATTAATTTTAATCCTTCATTCTATAACCTGTAAGGTATACCTTTAAACTTATTGGTCCCGTACCACCTCCTGATAATGTTACATTTGCAGATATTTCATTATCATTTCCTAATTGATAATCAGATATAACTGCAGGAGTTGTAGCAGTATTAGAAGTTTTTTCTCCTGCAAGTATTGTTAAAGGGGTAGAGAGTATTGAAACTCCTGATTCTAATATAGATATTGTTGTTAATGCACCCTTACTAGCAGCAGAAACACTTGCTTTAACATTGGTTAAGTAAAAATCATAAGGCATCCTAATGTTGTCTAAACCAACAAGAGTACTTATAGCACCATCTATCCTTAAAACAAATGTTTCTAGCTGATAACTCCAAGCTAAATTACCTGATTTATCAATTTGATTAAGTCCACTTGTCTTTCCTAAATAAGAATTATTATCTGCATTTTCATATCCTTTAGGAAAATGCCTATTACCATCTAGTAAAAATTTATGCTCGTTTGATGCCATATTATTTTATTTTAACTGTTACAGTTGCAATTACTATTTCCATACAAATATGGATTTCCACAATCATAACACCCTCTAACTCCTGAATAATTTGAATACATACTATCGTAAAAGATTATTCCGTGATTTTTATATGTGTTACTCATACTGTTAGGCTTATTAGATTCAAATGTAGGGTATAAACCTGCTTGATCAGATGAATTTAAAAAATCCATCATATCTTTTGCAAATATTTCAGCCTTTCTGTAAGTATCTTGCTTAAATGTATTGTAAGTGTCTTGACTTATTATTCTTGAAAATTCATCTATATTGTTTACAACCCCACTAGATGTTATATTACTCATAATATCATTAACCACTTCAAATCTAACAAACCAAGCCAAGCAATCTTCTAAATAATAAGTCATAAATATTAAATTATCAGCGCTTAATGAGCTAGTATCGTGCTCAAGCTTTAGCTCTGCATAGAATTTTTCTCCCAATAAAGGGCGTATATGAGCTAATTCAGCCAAGATAATAGTATTCTCAGAAACTAAAACAGGGTCGGTGTTTTTATTGGTAAATGTTTTATCAATTACTTCTCCTGCATTTACTAATGGTATATATTGTCTAGTATTGCTCATTTCGTTTTGGTTGTTCTACTGTTATTTCTTTTGATTCATCTGCCTCTCCATCTCCATCTAAATCTCTTTGCGTAACTATAATTTCTCTATCTGCAATAAACACATCGCCATCTTCTAACATAGGCAAACCTTCATCTAGTAATGCTCTTTGCTCATTAATAGTGAGAACTTGTTTAATGTCTACATCATTAGAATATGAGATTGGTGGCTCATAATGGATTCTTAAATCTCTAGGGTCAAAACCCATTTCTTTATTAAGAACAGCTCTAATTCCATTTAATATTAAATCAGATGTATCTCTAATAACGGTTGTCATTACTAAATCGTAAGCTATTCTAATCTCACTTCCTGTATTATTCATTTTTCCTGAGCTTACAATACCTGAAAGTGATGGTTGCCATCTATGAGAAGTGATTATGTTTTGATCAGTTATTTGTTGTAATTCTAGCCAACTTCCATCTTGGTCATCTTTTAAAATCTGAACATTAGCAGGAGATGAATCTCCATTTTTTACTATAAATAATATTTTTCCATTATTTCCTTCTCCTACAAACTTTCTTTGTGCTTCTTTAACTAATTTTTGAGCTTCTTGCTCCCCCATATCTCCATTAATCTCTACTATTGCAGATGGTTGAAATCCGTTTAAGAATTTAGTATGATTCCATTTGCCTATTTCAAAATCAACGCAAATATGCTCTAGTGCTGCTACATAATCAGGCAATCCGTAAAACTGAAATGTAGGCTCGTAGTCCTTAAAATGAACTACAAACTTACTGTTAGCTACTCTAGGGTATATGGGTATTTTGCTTATCTTTTTATCTTGATTCCAATACTTGCACCAATCAGAATTTACATAAACCTCTTTTTTGTTTTTTGACACTCTAACTGTTGTAGCATCTAAATGATAAAGATTTACACCTCCATCATAAATAACGCACTCCATATAAGAATTTCCAAAAGTGTAATAATCATCAGACAATTTTTTAAATACATCTCTTAATGATTCTCCATCTGCATTTACATTTTCAATAAATTCTCTTAAAGAATCTGTTTTGCAAACAAATTTTGCTCCACTTGTAAATACTGTTTTTTGAGCTAAAACGCTTCTATGAGTAGAAGATTTGCGTTTTAATTCTGCTAAATATTGAGGAAATAAATTGTCATCTCCAAAAGGAACCCAATCGTTTGGTAAATCCCTTACATCTTTTACTTCTTTAATAGTTGGTGGAGTTGCTAAATTAAAAACACCAAACTCAAAAGTATTATTTTTCTTCTGAAGGCTGTTTGTTGATTGATTTGTCTTTACTGTTGCTGCCTTTAGTGTTGTTTTCCTCATTAGATTTATTAGATTTTTCAATTTTATCTACACAGTTAGAGCCTCCATCTATTTCTTCATAAATGTAAGCTAACTCCTCTTGTGTTGCACTACTCCAAATTACACGAAACTCATCTCTACCAACCCCAAAATAAGTAGCTCCATTAAGAAGTTCTTTTTTTGCTTTATATTCTGCCATTGCTATATATATTTTAATATGTGGCAAACTTACCACATTTTTTTGATTATTACAGTTGCACATTAAAAAGATATAAGCAGAGAGTGTTCGTAAAAAACACTCTCTACTTTATCTAATATTTACTAAAGTGATGTTGCTGTTATATCTCCTGTTTCAATAGACAATGCCCCTGAATATGTATAAGGTAATTCCCATTGTGTTGCACTTAATGTAACAGTTAATCCATTAGGGTCAGTTATTGCCATACCTGAACCTCCTTCTATTGTTTTTAAATTAGCATAGGTTTGGTTTCTTGTCCAAAATGTAGTTCCTTGTGATTGATTTGCAAAAAGATAACTAAATCCAACAATAACTCTTACGCCACTAAAAAACTCCACTATTGCTACAGGACAAGCATCTCCTAAATGCTGAAGTGCAGCTAATCTTTCTCCTGTAATATTAGGAACATAGAAATTTAGTCCTATCTCATATTTTGTAGCCCCACCTTCTTTCGTTCCATTAATTGTCATTGCAGCTTCGCCCTGTTTAGTTTCAAACCTAGCCCAAGGATTTGCTGCTGCAACTACAAAATTTGTTATAATTCCTGTAGTAGGAGCAGTAGCAGGTGTTACTCCTGTAACATTAGCTAAATCTGTAATGAAAATTTGTCTTATCCCCCCTACTGCATTTAAGTCAGCACAGGTGGTTAATAATCCTGATGTTATACTTGCCATTTTATTTTATGTATTAAAATTATTAAATTAAACTACTCCTAATGAAGCTCCTGTAACTAAAGAGTTCCATCCATATTGGAAGCCCATAGTAAATGCTGAACGAATATACATATTCTCACTAACCTCATCATAAATGATTTTTAATTCATTTTCAGGTCTTGAAACATCAGTGCCAATAAATAAATTACCTTTAGCTGAATAAATAACTCCATTTTTAGGAGAAGATGTCGTTTTACCTGTTTGTTTAAATGCTGTAGGTGTATTTGCACCTGTTCTTACACCAAGAGCTACATCCCATTCGTACATAGCTACTAATTCAATACCTCTATAATACAATTTAGCCTTTCCTTCTTGAGCCATTCCGTGCCCTCCATCAACTGAACCTGATACAGCTACTGCAGTTAATGCACTATACCAAGCGTTGTATATGTTTGGAGTTACAAACATTTTTTTATCTCTTGCATCTACTTGTTGTAATGCTGCAGGAGCTTGGTTAAATACTGCATCTAATAATGTAGTTACATCTGCAACAGAGATAACACCTCCTATTGTTCCGTAAGAAGCTGTAGCAGGAGCACCTGCTGGTAAAGCACCTACTACATAAGTCATAGCACCTACTGCACCTCCTCCTGTAAAAGCACCACCTGCTGACATTGTATCCCAAAGACCTGCACCCATTGATCCGTAAGAACAATCTAATCCTCCAGGTACTGTTGCTAAACCTGCCCACATATTTCTTACTAAGTCAGAAGCAATACCACCTCTTACTCTGTCTATGATAACTTGAGCTAATTGAGTTCCTGTTAAATCTGACATATTTACTCCATTTTTGTAAGACTCTACAATTACTTGGTCTTTAAATTCATCCCAACATTGAACTTGTTTAACTGATACATTTTCTGCTGTTATTGTTTTTTGAATTACAGTAAAACCTGCAGGGTTGCAGGTATTTGTTGTGCCACATCCTGTATGTAATGCTGTAATACTCGCAAGTTTAGGAGCCATTACAATGTTTTGTTTATATTTTACATTTGGGTAGATAGTATAATTTTTCATAACATCATCCGATTGAAAAACAGGCTCTAATAAAATTTTAGATGCGTAATTTCCAACATAAGTGCTACCCAATCCATCTAGTGCTACATTTGCCATTTTTTTATTTTTTTAATTATTAATTTTTTATTTTATTTGCTAAACTATTCCAAAAAGATACTTCAGAACTTTCTACTTTGTTTTCTGCTATTACTGCAGGGTCGCCATCAGTAGATATTTCAGTTCCCCTTGCATTTGCTTTTCCTAATAAAGCTGTAAGCCTTTCTATTTCTTGAGTTAAAGTTTCTTTTTCTCCCTCTAATTCAGTAATAGATGCTTCCATTTCAGCAGCCTCATTTTCAAATGCTGAAAATTTATTTAAAATTTCAACATCATCAATGATAGATACCTCAACTTCTGATTTTGATTCAACTCCTTCAGTAGATTTATCGCTTTTTACTGTAGCAATAATCTCATCTACCTTGCTGTTAAACCAATTTTTTAAATCCTCAGTCATTTTTTTACTTTTTATGTTAATACTTAATTTGGTTTTTATTTCTTCGTTTGTTATGTTTTTAAACTTAGAAATATCGTATTTGGCTGCTACTTTAATAGCATCCGAGATAGAATCTATAAAACCTAACTCATACGCCTCTTTTGCGTTTAACCAAGTTTCTTCATCCATCATTTGTTTTACCTTATCAAAAGGTAAATTTGTTTTTTTCATATATATATCAGCAATCTCTCCACTAATTTTCTCTAAAAGAGCTGCTGTTTTTCTCATTTCTTTTGCTTCGCCCATAGCTCCACCCCACGCATTATGAATCATAAACAAAGAATTTTCAGCCATAACTACTTTATCAGCAGCTAAAGCAATAACACTACCCATACTTGCAGCAATACCCTCTATGTATACTGTAGTTTCGGCAGTTCTTTTCTTTAGAATGTTATATATAGCCATTCCATCAAACACATCTCCACCTACACAATTTATATGTAAGCTTATAGGAGTATTTTTGTAAGCTTTGATTTCATCAATAAATCCTTGAGCATTAACTCCAAAAGTACCTATCTCATCAAAAATATAAACATCTACTATATCAGAAGATGTTTTTGAGTTTATATTGTACCAATTTTTATTCATAAATGCAAAAATGATTTTTAATTATAATATAATTACGAAATTTTTGGAAAAAACTTTAGTATGTAATATTGGCCTTAATATCTCCCTTTACTCTTTCTTTATAAACTATATTTTGAGCTTGTCTTTCTGATATGTCGTATTTTATAGATAAGTCCATAAAAGTATGAGTTCTATTTCCTTCATTAAATTTTAGCAAAGTATCAAAGTCATATATTAATAAATAATTTCTTAATCTTTTAGGCTCTACCACTCCCCTTTCTATTAAATGCCTAAGAATATCTACAAGAGTTGGCTCAAACCATCTTTTTGAAATTTCTTTTTCTGCTACTTTAATATACTCATAAGCTATTTCTGTACTATTTTTTCTTGCCATATATATTTTATTTTGTTATTTTTTCTTCTTCTAAAAAAGAGGCTACATTTTCAAAAAATTTAATTACAGATTGCCTACATCCTGTGCAGCTTTTTTGTTGTTTAACATTTGGAAAATGCTGATGCCACAAATCAAAAAAGAAATTTAATGCTTGATCATTATATAAATTGTTTAATTGCATTTCTTTTTTGTTTATTTTAGATAGCTCAATTATAGTTTCTTTTTTTTCTTCTGAGTAATTTTTAATAATTTCATTAAAATTCATATATATAAAAGTTGGTTATTATTCTTTCCATTTATTTAAAGGGCACTCTCCAAAGTATTCTTTTGTAAGGGTAGTTTTAGCATCTAAAAAACAAGTGCATTTCCCACATCTAGCTCCTTTTGTCCATTTTGGGTATTTTAAAAGCAAGAAGTTTCTGTAAAAATCGCATTTTTTACATACATCCATTCTTTCTTTTTTTATTTTTTTACTAACAAACATTTGTTTATATTTTAAATAGTTGATGATGCTTGTAATACTTTAACTTGGTTTTGGCTTTTAGATATATCTGCCTCAACAACATACACTTTTTGAGAACCATTACTTTTTCCTGCACCCATAGTAAACTTTTGTTGAGCAAAAGCAGGATTATTTAACATACCTCCATCAGCAAATTTAACTCCCCCTCCTGCAATATTCATATCTGATAATTGATTCCTAAACATTGCTGTGCTTCTTTTGTTTATTACAGCCTCCCCTCCTTCTAGTTCAACTAACCTGCCACCTGCAGAAAACATTTCCCCACCTTGTGCGTGTGATTTTCCCATAACCATACCACCATTTGCAAATTTTTTCCCCTGCTCAACTATACCTCCCTTTTCCATAAACATTTTCATAATTTTACTTATTAAAAATATAGTAGCTGCAAAAGCTATTAAGTTGATTGGAAATGGTAAGTTTTTCCCACTTGAGAGTATACTTTTAGTAGCATCAACACCTAAACTCGCTCCTGTTGCTGCTGTATTAATGCCTGTTACTGTCGTATTAACCCCTGTTGCTGTTGTGTCTGCTATTGTAGCTGCTGTATTTGCTGTTGTAAGCGCTCCTTCAGTAGTTTTTAATGCTATGTCTGTTCCTGATATAATGTTGCCTTGAGCATCTACAATATTCTGAGCTCCTTTAGCTGCAGTTTGCTTTATAATTCCAAGAGTAATTAAATCTTGTTTTAGTTTTAAAACAGTATCTATTATAGATGCAGCCTTGCTTATTTCTATTCCTGCATTTTTTATATCGTTTAAAGATTCGTTATCTCCTGCTAATGATTGTAAAGCCCCACCAACACCACTCATTGCACTAACCGATTCTTCTAGCCTTTCCATTTGAGATTGATGAATCTTTATATTGTTTTCATCTATCTCATTAGCTATTGCCATAGTTTTTACTGCATCATTAGAAAGTAAAGCTCCTTTTTGCGTAAGGTACTCTCCTTCTAAAAATAAAAGTTTTTGATTGTGTTCTGCCTGAGTAATTAACCCTAAAGCTAACATCTTATTAAACTCTGTTTCAACTGCTTTTTTCTGAATCTCTAATCTTTCTAGTTGCCCTTTTAACACAAGTTTATTTATGTCATCTTGATTCTGAGCAACTTGTGTTTTATTAGCTTCTAGTTCTGCTGTTTTATTTATCCTATCTCCATCTAAAAGTAATCTTTCATTTTCTAAAAATTTTTTCTTTGCCTCTAGCATTAATAAATTAAACCCTTCTTCTGAAGTAAGTCCATCTTTTGAAAAATCTTCTTTTAATGCTAATCTTTCTGCTAATGCCCTAACTTCAACTTCGTAGGACAATTTATTAATATTCAAACCTTTTTTTGCGACAAGCTCTTTAGTTTTAATTTCTTGTTCTGTTGCTTTTGTTAGTAGTTCAGATTTTTTCTTTGCAAATTCTTCATCATCACTTAATGCTTCAGATTGGTCTTTGTAAGATTGTGCTATAAGTTTAGATTTCTCTATCTCTCCATCTACTATTGATATTAAGCCATCACTCATTAATTTATTAACACGCTGTATACTCTCTTGTAGCTCTTTTTCTAATGGAGTAAAAATATCTGTAGTATTTTCAGGAGTATAATCCGTTGCAGGTGTCACAGTACCACCTTCTTCACTTTCCATTTGAGCTTTCACTCCTTTTTCTACTAGCTCCTCTAAAGCTACTATAGCGTCTTCAGATTCAGGAACTAGCTGTAGCATAGCGTTTAATTTAATTCGGCCTTCTCTTAAAGCCTCTATAGCATCACCATATGCGTCCATTTCCTCCTGTCCAAAAAAACTTGTATTATCTCCGTCAAAATAATCCTCTTTAGCTATTGCGAGGGCTGTTTTTAATTGTGCAACTTCTTTTCTTTGCTTTTCTAAAGCTATATTCTGTAATTTTTGGTCAACTCTAAGCCCTGAAAGTCTATCTGCAGCAGCCTTCCCCATAGCTATATCTAAAATTAATGTTTTATATGTTTCTAGTGATGTATTTAATTTATCTTGAGCAGTTTTTTGATTTCCTAATGCTATAGATTGAATATCTGTATTCCGAATCAATGTTTGTGTAGGATCAATAATATCTTTGTGTTTTTTTGCTAATTTTGTTAATATTCTTATCCTTTCTTTTTCTATTTCTATTGCAGTTTTTTCAGATTTTTCTAAATCTTTATATTTTTTTGTTAATTTTTCAGCACTTTCTATTTCTTTTTCGGCAGCCAACATACCTTGTTCATCTACTCCTAGTAATATTGCTTTTTTGTCTATCAATGTTGATATAACTCTACCGTACTCATCCATTGCCCCTGCTACTTTTTCTGCTTCTGTTTGAAGGGTAGCAAAATGAGCAATAACTGACCCTAAACCAACTACAAGTGCTCCAATCCCTGTGCTAATTAGTGCAGCTCTTAAAGTTTTCATACTTGCAGCAAAAAGAACGGTTGATTTTGAAGCAAAAGTTAATGCCGTACCTGTAGCAGTAGTAGTTGCTGCAAAAAGAGCAGCTGCTTTTGTTGCAATAGCTTTATATAAAGCTAAAGTTTTTAATCCAATAACATAATATGCTATAGCTTTAGTAACTAATTTGATTTTTTCTATCAAATCCTTAAATCCATTACTGCCTTTTACCATAGCGTTTAGCCAAACAGTCATTTCGTTTAAAGATTGCTTTATAGCTCCTCCAAAATTTTCCATTAATGATATACCTGCTTCTTGAGCTGCAGACTTAAATCTATCTGTAGCTCCCTTAACTGTATTTCCCATTATAAGAGCCATTTGTGCAGCCTCTCCACTAGCTTCTTCCATTCTATCTCTTAATTCTAAAATTGAATCTGATGAACTAAGCATATGCTCAAAGGTAGCAGCTTGTCGCACATCAACCACTTCCATAATATCAGCCATACTACCACCCTGAGCAACAAACATTTCCATAGCAGGAATTAATTGATCTAATCCGTGTATTGTGCCACCAAAAGCTTTAGTTAATTCAGATGAAGGGTTTTGCATTTTAAGTAAAATATTTCTTAAAGATGTACCTGCAATAGAAGCCTCAATACCTGCATCTGTAAGTTTAGACATAATAGCAGCAGTATCTTCAATAGAGAATCCTGCCGATTTTGAGATTGGTGCAACTTTAGTCATAGATGTTTGCCATTTCTCTATATCCATAGCAGATGCATTAAATGATACAGCCATTACATCTGTAACTCTACTTGCCTCTCCTGCATCTAATCCAAAACCTCTAACTGCAGAACCTGCTACTTCTGATGCTCTAGCTAAATCTGAGCCTGTAGCGATAGCCAAATCTATTGTTGGCTTAACAACATTTTGTATTTCTGCTACGCTAAATCCTAGCTTTGAATACTCTACCATTAATTGAGCTACTTGTGTAGTTGTAAAAGCAGTAGATTTACCTAATGCTCTAGCAGTTTCGTTTAATTTTTTAAATTCTTCATCTGTAGCCCCTGAAACGGCATAAACAGTAGCCATTGTATATTCAAACTTAGCAAATGTAGATATTAAACCACCAACAGTTTGTGATAACATTCTAAACCCTTGCATAACAGCCCCATAAATTGCTTGAGCTTTTACAAAAGAAGATGTCATACTTCCTGTTGCTTTATTTGCCTGTTGAGTAGTTTTAGTGTTTTGACTAATAGATTGATTAAGGCCTCTTAATGCTTTAGATTTTGCAGAAATAGCCTTAGCGTTATCTATATATCCTTTTTCTTGAGCTTTAGAAGTAAACTTACCTGTCTTTGCGTATTTTTCGTGTTCTTTTTGTTCGGCTCTAAGTTTTTTTAATTCTGATTTTAAATCAGCAACTTGCTTAATGTTTTTTATTTCTACTTGTATTGCTACTTTGCTATTTAATGACATATTTTTATTTTTAGCCTACCGTTATTCTTATTTCTTTACTTTTACCTGTTTTTTCTAAATTTGATTCAACTTGTTTTAATATACTTCTTTCTATTTCTGATTGAACTCCCATTCTAAGAACTGCATCAAAAGCAACCTCTATAAAAAAGTATCTTCTAGGAGCAACCTTCTCCCCTCCTTCTGTTAAATATTTTGAAGATAACATTGCTACTATTTTTTTAATTTGCCCTTTTTTAAAATCAAGCCCTTTGTCTTTAGCCCAATTTAAAATTGCATTAAAATCAACAGAAACTCCATTTTTATCTCCCTCATTTACAACTCTCATATAGCTAGTGTTATTCATAACATCTAAAACTAATTTACCTCTAACATAATGAATCCTAGTAAAAAACCCTTTTGCTAATTTGCCTGAAGCAATATGTTGCTGAAATTCAAGCTCTGATTTTAATTCTTTAATGTAAAAATTACCTGCTTCTCTTAATTTTGCTCTTATTATTTCATTTTCTTCCATTATAAATTAATTATTTTGAGGTTCTTCAAATGCAGGTTGAGGAGATGACAACACATCACAGTACTTACTTTTTTTATCAGTAATTCCTATAGGTAAATTAAAAATTTCAGATGTTGATATTGGATTTAAGTATTCAAAAATCATAGTGCAACACGCATACATAGTTTGACAGGCAACTCCACTCAATCTTCGTATACTTATAAAAACTGAATCGTTTTGATTAATAACTATAGACTTGTCATTAACTTTGGTGTTAGTATTTCCATCCATTAATAAAACTTTATTATTATCACTTGCTGAGGCAAAATCTTGATAGAATAATAATTTCATAGGTGTTGATGTACTAGCATCAAGAGTTGTAGATTT